ATGCTGTGGCTTTGGTCGTGGCTTCCGTGCTCTCTTCCGCCACCCGCGCCATCTTAGTCAGGTGTTCTGGCACTCCAAAATAGTCCCCGCCCATCCGGTTGGGCGTCCGGTCCTTGTAGATCAGCTCGCCGGTGCCGGCGATGTTGGCCCGGTCAGGCTCGACCGTCCAGATCTGCTGCCCGCGGTATCTGTTTTGGGCTGCTCCGCTGTCGTCGATATACCAGCCGGATTTTCTCGCGCTGTCGGTCAGGTTTCCGTTGGCGTCAAGGATGTCATCATTGCCCTGCGGCTTGAAGGCATTTTCAAACAGCGTCCCGCCGAATGCGGCGAATGCTCCAAGCCCTTTGGCCGCTGGAGACCTGAGGAACGCCCCGACCTTGGCCAGCAGAGCGCCTCCGCCTGCCGCCCCGACGGTACCTCCTGTCCCAGCTCCTCCTCCGCCTCCGGCCAGTCCGCCAAGCCCGGATACAACCTTCCCAATGTTCGCCGCCAGAGATCCCAGCTTCAGCAGGCCAAAACCACCCGCGATGACGGTCAGCGCCGTCTTGACGCTGTCCTTATTTTCAATCAGCCAGTTCAGCCCGTCCTTGATAGCATCCAGCGCCTCTTTGATCTTTTCCATGATCTCTTCGGGCTTGATGGTCTTCAGTTCCTCAAACATCCCGCTGACGGTCTCGCCCAGGCTGGCCAGCATCTGCTGCCCCTCGTCGCTCGTCAGGTAGGTATTAAACTCGTGCATCAGGTTATTAAGGATTGTCATGACTTCAGTCAGTGCCGGAGCCAGCGAAGCCTCAAACTGATGCTGAAAGTTTTCCCACTCGGTCTGGAGCTTCATCTGCTCATCGTTCATCTGCCCGAGCTTGTTGAACTGCTCATCGCCCATCCATGTCCAGCTTTTATAGGTTTCCTCGTAAGCCTTCCGCCCGGCCTGGAAGATGGGGATCATCTCCGACCAGCTTCGCCCGAACAGCTTCATGGCGTATTCGTTCTGAGCGACCTTGTCCTCCATCTGCATCAGGCCTTCGCCGGCGGTCCAGAAGACATCCTCAATGTTTTCCTTTGTCCCGCGCAGGTCGCTGATGCCGAGCGCCGCAAAGGCGCCCATGGCGGCCTTGTCATCCTCTCCGCCCATGGCCTTCAGCAGTTTCTGGCGGCTCTGGAAGATCGTCTCCGCGCTGGTATCGATCAGGTTGGCGGTCTGCTGCATCCGGTAGACATCTTCCGGATCCATCTGCCACTGGGTCGCTGTGGTCGCCAGATCATCGGCCCACTGTCCGCCGCTCAGTGTCGCCTGGACAATCTTCTTGCCCATGTTCCAGGCGGCCCGCCCGGCGGCCTCCATCTTTTCGGTGATCTTCTCAACCCCGCTGGCGATGTTCTCCCAGCTGGCATTCATCTTGATGCTGTTCAGCTGGGACCCAATCCCGCTCAGGTCGTTGGCGGCCTGTTCCCCGGCGGCCCCGACCCCTTCCAGCTCTGCCTGCATCGCGGACAGCTGGGTCTGTGCGGCAAGGCTCTGCTGCTTCATGTTCTGAAAAGCGGTTGAGCTCTCCTTGACGCCGTTTTTGCTCATGGCTTCCAGAGCCTTCTGAGCCTGATTTACGACTTCTGTCTGCTTGCGGATCTGCTCCTGCAGCAGCTTGGTCTTCTGCTCCATGTACTGCTGCGCGTCGCCGCCGCTCTTCAGATACTGCTCATTGAGCTTCAGCTCGGCGTCCAGGGTTTTGACGGCGGCCTGGCTTTCCTTCATTCCCTGCTTGAACTGCTGGACGCCGCTGACGCCCATCTTGACATTAACGCCCGCCATCTGCTCACCTCCCCGGCAGCCAGTGCATGATGCTGTCATACTGCCGTCTGTATAGATATAGATCCATGACCGCGCCCGGCCTCATCCTGTGGATCTCATCCACCCGCAGGCCCGCGGTCAGTCCCCAGCTGACAACCATCAGATAGGTCAGCCGGCCGTCTCTTTTTTTTTGTTCATGTCCTCCAGGGTGACGTCAATCGGGCCTTCCGCCTCTTCCTGCGGATATTCGCTGCTCATGCCCTCGTTCAGGGCAGCGGCGCACGCGGCGATATAATCCGATATGGAGGCCGGTCTCATGGCCCGCATGATCCACTTTTCCGTCAGATCCGGAGCTTCTCCGGCTTCCTCAAGCCCGGCGTTGCCCATGATCCGGATCAGCTTGCCCAGCGCGCTCAGGTGCTCGCTGCTGCCGTACTTGCTGGAGTCCTTGTCATCGTCCCGGTTCCGCCCGAAAATGACGTACTGCAGATCCCCCAGGCTGCAGATCTCGTCCTGCACCTGCTTCATCTCATACACCGTGTACAGAAGCGGAATCTTCCGCCCCTTCAGTTTGATCTCCGTCATTGATTCCTTCTCCTTTCAGTCGCAAAAAACCGGAGGCGGAGGATTGCACTCTCCTCCGCCCCCGTGTACCTGATCAGGTGATTCCGGCCTTTGTCTTCAGCCAGGTCTTCGCCGCGGTGAGCGTCTCAAAGCTCTCATGCACCGCGAAGCTCAGCGGACCGTCCGCGGCCAGCTGTACGCCGGCGCCGGCGCCGTTCAGCGTGGGCGTCCGCCACTCCGTGTTCTGCTCCTTGGTCCGCGTCTCCTCGGAGTTCAGGGAGAACTTGACCTTGTAGTACCACCAGCCCTCATAGCTGATCTCGCCCTTGTCCCGCATCACGCGGATATACCCGAAGCCCACATCCGGCGCCGCGGCGTCCGTGATCGTGTACTCATCGCTGGACTTGACCTCGCCCAGCAGCAGCACCCGGCCGGCATCGCTCAGGCCGGTCGGCTCAAAGTCGATGCTGTAGCCCAGGATCCCGTTGTCGCTGTCCAGCTCAACGTCGTTGCCGTAAAAATGCCCGTCCGCCCGGTTCCAGGTGACGCTGGCCGCCCTGGCCTCCTCCAGCACCGCGCCGGTGCCGTAGGTGGGCGCCGTGCCCGGAGTGTAAGCGCTGATCGGAGACGCTACGGGATATACCATTCCGACATTCGCGTTCATCTTTGTTCCTCCATTACTTCAGATTTTTCTCATCGAGCCTCTGCTCGATGGTTTTGATAATCGCCGCCTCCGCCGCTTTCGCGCCTGCGCTGGCGCCCCGCCGGAAAAACGGCTGTTTCGTCATAAAACTGGTCCCGCTGTTGATCGCGTTGGCCACCTGTGCCACGGCCTTCTGCTTCCCGGCCACGTCGGCGTATCCGGCATTCCCAAAACCGACGGAAGTGTTGACCTCCGTGCCGTTCCTGTCGAATTTCGCCACGCCAACCGCGCCCCGGATCGCCTCCTTCTCCTCAGGAGACGGGGCCCTCATCCCGCCCCGGGACGCATACTTAAAGGGCGCGGTTTTGATTCCGTTCACGCCTTTTTCGATCTCTTTGGCCATCACTCCGGCGCCGTCATACAGTCCGGCCGCCGCGGCCTTCTGGGCCTCTTCCTCCAGGGCGGTCAGCATCTCGCTGATGTCTTCCATGCCTTCGATTTTGGCGGTCATGGCCATCAGGCATCACCGCCGTCCTGCACCGTGCAAACCCACTCGATGTGGAAAAGCCCGGTGCTGTTCTCGTACTGGGTGCTGTTCAGCTCCCAGCTGTCCCCGCAGATCTCCGTCAGGATCTCCTCGACGGTGCTGATCAGGTCGTCCCGCTCGCTCAGCCGGGAGAAGAAGACGTCCACGCTGGCCGACCATGCCCGGTCGCACTTCACCCCGTCCCCCTCCAGCTGTCCGCTTTCGAAGTCCAGGCTGACTACGCCGTAGGTGCCTTCCGGCCGGCTCCGCCAGGCATATTCCGCAAAGGGGATATCCGTCAGCTTCAGGGCGGCCACCAGGGCCTCATACTCGCTCGGCATCAGCCCACCCCCTCACCCTTAAGGCTGCTTATCAGGTCTCCAATTGTGGCATCGTTCGCCGCCAACAGCTGCTTCAGCTCTTCAAACTGAGCCTTTTCCCTCTGTTCCTGTGCTTTGCGCTCCGCAAGAATTGCTTCCGCTTCTGCATCAATAGCGGCCCTGGCATTTCCGGTCACCCGCTGACAGGTCAGCTCGATGCCGTCCGTTTCCGTCAAATAGGTTCGCAGGATGTTGTACATCACGCCTTCGATCTCACAGAGCCTCTCGCCCTGATACTCAAAGTCATGCGCCAGCACAACCTTCAGCTCCGGGTTCAGTCCCTGCCCCATCGCCTGATAGGCTTCCTGCTGCCCGATCGACTTGAGCGTGCAGAAAACAGTCCGCCGGGTCTCCGCCGGATCCGTTCCGACGCCCGCCGCCTCAGGGCTGACCGTGATCAGGTCGCAGACCTCCGCCCGCATCATTCGCCATCACCGCCCTCATAGTCGGTGTAGCTCCCCGCGTGCATCAGCTGGACCTTCTGGGTCTGGTAGGCCGCTTCGATCCGGTCATAGTCCGCCGGGCTGCCGAAATGGGCCCGGACGTAAGTCAGGATCGCCGTCACGCACAGCGCATCCGTCAGATCGGAATCGTCCTGCATCCCGTCATTCGTCTCCGCGAAGGCGACCGTGCCCGGAAGCACCACTCCGGCGATCTCCAGATCCTTCGCGCCCGCCTCCATCAGCCGGCAAAGCTCCGGCTCATACTGGGCCGCAGTCACCCTGAGCGCCAGCTTGCATTCCTTCAGCATTCCGTTCACCTCGCTTCAATCGGATAAAAGAGAGGCGGAGGCCGAAGCCCCCGCCCCTGTGATTCAATTCCTAATGTTCTCCGGATCAGGAGGCCGCCTTGGTATAGCGCACCAGGCCGACGCCGGTGGGCTTGCCATCGCCCAGGGCCATTCCGCGGAACACGGTGGAACCGGTCCGGAAGGCCACGGAAGCGTCGCTCTTAACCTCGATGTCCTCCGCGAAGTTCCAGACATAGCCTTCCTTCAGGTCGCCGAAGATGATGTCTGTGCCGACGCCGTCTTCGATGATCACCGGGAAGCCGAACACGTTGTACTTCGCGGGAGCCTGGGGATCCGCGACCACAACGGGCTGCTTCTGCGTGGTGGTCACGTTCAGCACGTTACCGTAGAACGTGGCGCGGCTCATGACGAAGCAGGCGTTGGGATCATACTGCGCGGGCAGGCTGCCGATGATGGTCAGCAGGTCGGCATAGGTGATCGCCGCCTTTGTGTAGGTGCCGGTGGCGGTGA